ATTTTTTATACCAAAGCACTTACTCAATTAGTGTTGGATATTTTGTTTTTGGAGAATGTCGATGAAGAACAGATTCTTAGAAGGCATAGAAAATACCGAATTGCTCCAAATTCTTGAAAGCAGCTATCTAAAAGAAAAAATTGGTCTATTACTTTCAAACGAAAACTTAGTTTATACAAAAAAAGGTCGCCTCAATAAATCGGGCGCTTGTAGAATCTTAAACATGAAAACTAAAGAACTCGAAACTTTTTTAGTAGAATGTAGGAAAGTTTTAGAAGTAGACCAGTTCCTCGAACCCGATGAGTATGCATCTCTAGATGCAGAAGACTAAGGAAACATGTAAGATTGAACAAGTGAATTCATCTGATCGTCGCACTTTTCCCAATATGCTCTATCATAACGTAGAGTAAGATTGACCTTCATTACATCATTTCCGGTCATGTCTGTTTCCCCAAATTCAACGTCAGTGGGGAAAGCATTCATGTATGTCCATGCTTCTATCGCACTGCCACATCCATCAAGCATGAATATCTGAATTGTTCTTTTAAAGTTAGAACCACCAGCACCAACATTTGTTAAAGAACCTTTGTATTGTACAGAAACTTGATTATTGTTTGAATTTACGGCATAATTTGCTTTAACCCAATCCCATGCAGGATTATCATTAGCAACATCATATAAAGTTACCTTTAAAGGCTTCCAATCAGGTCTGCCAGCAAAATATATCGTTTCTATTAAATGAGGTACTTCAATTTCTTTAAATGAAATATTAGGTCTAGAAGATTTTTCTTCTACCATAACTTTACTAATAGCTCTCTGCCCAGTCACTGTATGAGTGATTCCGGGTATGTACATGATAAAACGGTTTTGCCTCTTGAATAAAACTTGAGAGGCAAAACCGATACCCATATTAGCCATATTTTACTTCTTAGTAAGTACCCGGTCTACTTCCACAAATTCCTGTGCAATCTGGATCTTTTACTCCAGTATTACAGAAGTTCTCATATGTTGCAAAAGCATATCTAAGTGATACCTCAATATTACATTCATCAGAAGATGAATAATCTAAATCACCAAAATTGATACTCTTAGGCCAACAGTTAATCAACTTCCACTTTTCTAAGGCAAATCCGCAACCATCGAGCAAGGTAAGCATACCTGTGCCAGCATATCCTGAACCTTTATCGGGATAACTTCCTTGTGTAGCTTTTATTTCTCTTCCTGCTGCTTTTTGCTCGAAGTTATAAACTCTATTTATCCATCTGAGCAAATTGTTAACAGTTGGATCATCTTTGACAGCAACATCGTAATAAGTAAAGCTAATTTCATTAAAAGTAGCTTTACCGGGAATAAATGTTTTCCCATTTAAAAAATTGATTTCTGTTTCATCGATATCAATCTGCGGTCTATTACCAGATTTAACATACGCTCCACCGATGTTAAAACTTCCAGCATCAGGACCGCCAACTTGCATTACTTCGAATGTCCATCGATATTTTCTTTTAAATGCTGCACTGGCTAACATTCCAATGCCCATATTATTTGCTGTTGAAGCCATGTCAATTACCTCCTAAAGTTTATTTTCAAATTAATTATTATGCTAACTCTCTAACCAAGTTAAATTCAATAAATATAAATTCAATGGCATAGGTTGGAACAATTCCAATTCTAGCTCTTAGTTCATTTCTAGCAATTACGTCTGGTGTGTTTAATTCTTCATCACATTTGATTACAAAATCTGTTAGTCCAGAATTGAGCTGTACGTTTGAAAGAATACTTGAACAAGTATTTATAAAAATTTCCCTTGTTGCAGCTGTATTTGGTTCAAACAAAAGTGATTTTGATGCTGTTTTAATTGATTTTTCAACAAAGAACAACATTCTGCGAACATTGACTCTATCAAGAGCAGTTGGTGTTCTCTGCAATGTCTTCTGACCCCAGATTACGAATCCAGTAATGTCAGGATAAGTGATGATTGGATTGATAGCATTGCTGTTACCATACATCAAATCTTTCTCTTCAAGACTTGGTCTGGTGAAGACGTTATTGATATTAGGAACAACACCTCTAGTCAAACCTGCTGGAGCAAGCCAAGGACCACCGAAAGTATCGCTCTGGGAATAAGCTGCCATAACTGAACCAGATGGTGGAACCCAAACAGGAATATTGTTGAATACATCAGTCTGTTCTACCCAAGGATAATAAAGAGCAGCGAAGTCTGTATTAAGCTGAGTATTGTTGAGCGGATGAACACCGTTCTGCCATTGAATAATTTCGTTAACAGTAAGACCGAAAGGAGGATCAATGATTGCCAAACAGTCTTGACGCAATTCACAGACATCAATTAGAGTCTGAACAACTGATGTTGAGCTACGTCCGGGTGTTGCAAGAAGATCGATTACAACCTGTTCTGGTTCAGAGAATGCATAAAGACCAGTTCCAGCGGTTGCATTACCCTTGATGAGATCATCCTGAGCATCTGGATCAACTGGAATACCATCAGTACCACCTGATAATTGAATACCAGCAGCGCCTGTATTTGCAGGAGGAGCAGACAATGCAGTGTTATCTGTAACTCTGATGAATGAACTTTGTGAGTTAATATATGTTGCAACGTAGAAAGAAGAGGTCTGATTCTTGGTCAAGTTACCCCAAGCTTCAACTTGTGCGCCATTATTAAACACTTTGAATGCGAATGTGCCATCATTAACATTGTTGGAAATTTGAACAACAGTTTCATTTCCTTCAATGCCGGGGCTGTCAGCATAAATGGTAAAGCTATAAGCACCAGATGCCGCAGAAGATCCTCTTACAACGCCTGCTTCATCTGTCATACCATCATTAGTTGTTTGAACAGGAGATAAGCCAGATGCTGTAGCATTTGACAATCCAAAGATAACATCAAGTGTACTGTCGGTTTTAACAACAAGTCTGCTTCCTGAACCGTAAGCTAATGTTCTAAGGATTATGTGGTCTGCGCCATCATCATCAGCTTCAAAGCCACCGAGAGGAGAAGCGATTTGATTGTTAATTTCAGTTACAACTTGAGCTGTTGTATAAGTTCCACCAGCAAGAGCTGAAAGGTCAATAACCTGAACAACATCATCAATATTAACATTTCCTGTGCCGCTGATAACAACTTGTAGTGCTGTTGAAAGAATAGTTGATGATACGCCAGAGAAATTCCAATCACCAACTGAAGTGTAGATATCGTCAGGATATTTATCTTCAGTACCAAGAAGTTCAGCTTGTGTCATGGATGTTCCCATGCCAATGATGCTGCTTGCACCGCCATAGATGCTATCCTGATGAGAAACAAGTTCAATTGTTGAACTTGTTCCATAAGCCCAAACAGACTTGAGGGTTACACTGTCGCCAGCTGTTGCTTCAAATATAATTCCGTCAATTTCTGAAACAAGTTGATTATTAAGAAAATCTACAAGTTCATCAGCAGTAGCATATGTGTCTGCATCAACTACAAGAATTTTGCTTGCAAGTACGCCGTTTAGTTTCCAGCTGAAATACTGATCGTCTGCAAAAACAAAAGGACCAGTAGCTGATCCAAGGATTTCAATCAAGCCACCAGTTGCAGGAGCGACAACTGCTGCTGTGTTTGCCTGATAAGCACTTGTTGGATCGGTATCAGCAACTCTGGTTACGATGAGTTCGCTAGAAACTCTTAGAATCTGTTGTGCTGCATAGATTAGATAAGGATCACCAGTATCTGGGTGAGGATTGCCAAACTTGGAAACCAAGTCGGTAAGACTGGTTACTGAGGTTGGTGTATTGATTGGACCTTTGCTCGCAAAACCTACAAGTCCAATTCTATGGAAGCTTGTTGTTGGAGAAATGAAAGTCAAATCATTCTCTGTAATTCTTACAGATGGACTAATTGTGTTACTAGCAGGGAATCCTCGTAAGTTTGCCATTTTACTTTTCTCCTTCAATCAAAATATTATTCGATATATATCTAGTCTTTATCAGACCCATTTTTTCTACTCTTTCTATATATGCAGTAGACCTCTCATCTTCTAAATTATAAATATTTTTTTTTGATCCCAATCCGGGAATGTTAAGAGTTGTAAAAGAATTTGACTTTTTCCTACTCTTAATTATAATTTGAACTGGATGCTTTTTCAAGTTTGTAATTTCAATCATAAAATTGGTGCCGTTTCCTCTATTTTTGCTAGAACCTCTGTTATTGTTGCTTCGTCTACTGAGTCAACAATATCTGCCTTTACCACTTTAATCAAAGAATCGTATTGTTTAACTGGTAGTGGCACATATGTTTGAGCAGTTAGTCCGAATTGAAATTTTATTACTCTTAAAGCTTGATCTCCGGGTTCGGTTTCAAGGTTATTAGCAATAGAATCCAATTTAACAATGACTTCTTGCAAAACGCCTCTAACTTTTATGTATGCTACAAGACTAAATTTTGTAACAATTTGTTCTAATATTTGATTCATATCTTCAAGTTGCATTGTCCAAGCATACATTGTGTAAGATACATTGATTGGAATTCCTCTTGAAACTCCAAATAATGTTTCTCTATTTTGATATTTTGGTGCTTTAATTGGTGAAGATCCAGTATAAGCTTCAATGTATCTTACTGCTTGATGATATGTGTATCTTGTTGCATCTAATTCATATCCTGTTGAACTAATTGCAAGCATAGGAAGTTTGATTCTATCAACAACAAGTGTTTCATCTTTTCTTACGTTTTGTTGTAGAATTGCAGCAACTGCTCTTTCTTGTGTTGCCCAAATGATTGGAACATTGTGAGCTTTTCCTTCTTCATCAATGACGACAATATTTCTGAACAGATCCATTACAGCTTCGTCAGTTCCTCTTAATGCTTTTGAATATCTGTATACTATGTTTTGATCTATTTGTTCTGCTGGATCATTAACAATTTTGCCAGCTTGCATTGGATCGCAGTTATTTGCTGCGCCGTTACCAAGATTTTGAACTAAGTTGTCATTAAGCCAATCGGCAGCGCCTTGTTCGCCGATATTATTTTGATTATCTGGTGGAACATGACAATCCATACCGGGAGGTGGATCAGTATTGTTTGATCTGCCTAAAATACTTAAATCTGGGCAGGGGTTAATCTGATTCTCGTAGTGATTTGGATTTGGACCTATTGGAAGCATAATTTTATATAGTGGTTTCTCTTGATTTTACCTTGTTTTTAACTATAATAATTGCATGGACAAGAAACTCAAAGTGCTTTATCGAAATTACGGTTCCAGTAT